GCGTTGAAGAGGGAGTCGGACATAGCGGAGTCTCCAGGGTGTGAGGGGGGCGGGCAGGGTTAGGCGACGGTCAACCAGTCAAGGAGGGCGCCCCGCGTCTGCTCCAACGCGTGAGGGGAGCGGGGATGAGGGCGCAGGTAGCGGGCGGGGTTGCTCCACTGGTCAGCTCCAACGAGCTGCGCTTCAGGGAACGCGCAGTCAAGCGAGCGCAGCGCCCCGTTGACGGCATTGTGGTGCTCATCGTCGTACATCCACCCGTAGCCGGTAGCGTCGGCTCCACGGGCGCCGAGCTGGAGCGCAAGGAAGTCAGCGTACGCGCGGGCAGCGTGGAAGGGAGCGCCCTCGTGGAACACCGCGCCGGACGAGTGAACGACGGCATGCATGCCGGAGCCGATGTTGTGAACGTGGAACAGCCCAGCGGTGTAAGCTGAGCGGGAGGTATCGAAGCGGGCGACGGGCATAGCGGAGTCTCCAGAGTGTGAGGGGAGCGGGGCGCCCCGCGTGGGGGCGCAGCGGGTGGGCCTACAGGTCAAGGGCGGGGCGCGTGTCGTACGCTGCCTGGATGCGCGCGCCGTCCTCACTGCGCACATCGAAGCGGGCGCCGAACACCCATGCGCTGCCAGCGTCACCGGCCACGGTGTCGAGGTGGGCAGCGAGCGCCCGCGCAGAACGGAGGGTGCGCGTGTTGCCGAAGGTGAGGCCAGAGGGCAGGTGCGTCACGAGGTAGCGGCCGTTCCAGTCGTACGCCTTATGGACGGCGTACAGGCCAGCGGCGGCGGCGGTAGGGACGGTGCAGCTGTAGCCGGAGCGGTTGAGCACGGTGTGAGTGGTGGCCATAGCGGAGTCTCCGGAGGGAGCGTGCCAGGTAGGGGCGCCGGGGCTCATCACCGCCGACATCAACATCATAGCCGGGGGTGCGCAGGTGCGCAAGTGGTGGGGGTGGAATAGTTGTCAGGGGATTGTCAAGGCGCGGCGCACACGACGTTGCGAGCACGAGGGCGCCGTGCTGCGTGTGCAGCGTGCCAGGTTCGACCGAGGGTAGAAGATCCGACCGAGGGTCAGGTTACCGACCGGTCGGTAAGGAACCACGCCGCGCGGCTTCAGTTGACGGCCGGCCCGCCGCGCTGTACTGACTTCACATGCCGCGCCGCGCTCCACTCTCCCCTCAGCCCGCCGCCCATCCCGTCGCTGACGTCGCTGACCTCGTGGTGGTCCATCGCCCGAGCGCTGCGACGCGCCGGGAGATCGTCCGCGCTGCGATGCGCCCGGACGGGTCCTTGCCAGGAGCGGAAGCTTCGCGGCTCGCAGCTGCCTGCGGAGTCTCGGAGCGCGTGGTTCGCTGCGACCAGCGGGAGATCCGGGAAGCCCTCGCCCTCCCGCCGCCCATCCACGGACCAGCGGCTGCCCGCGCGCGGGCGCTGGCCCGGTTCCTGGGGGTGGAGGGTGGAGAGGGGAGGGGTCAGGGTGGGGGTGGGTCGAGAGTCAGGCGAGAGGCTACCCCCCCCTTTCCATCCGTGGAGAAAGAATCGAACGATGGAAGCGCTCTCGCGCGTGCGTCCGCTGAGGATTCGACAGTACCTGGAGCCCCGTTCACGCCCGAAGAGCTATCGGCCCGCGTCCAGGGCCTCATCCGGGCTTCCATCACGGTCATGGAGCACACGTTGGCCGAGGGCCGGGGCGACCGCACAGCCGTCGAGCTGGCCAAGTGGGTGATCACTGAGGGGCGCCGAGCGTTCGAGGACGACACGGTGGACCAGAAGCAGATGCGCCAGCTCGCGGCGGCGCTTGACGCCCTTGGAGATGGCGAATGACAGCGCCTCAGACCGTGTGGTCGCCTCCTGGGGCGCCCGACAAGCTGGCAGCGAAGGTGCGGCGCCTCGTTGGGGACCGCACGGCGTTCTGCAAGCTGCTCCAAGTGCGCGACAAGGGCACCGGGCGCTTCGTCCCCTTCGTCCCCAACGCTGCGCAGCGCCGGTTGTGGGACCTGCTGGACACGCGGCGCCGTGTGATCGTGGTCAAGGCGCGCCAGGTGGGCGTATCGACGGCGGTGCGCGCGTGGCAGTTCCACCGGGCGTACGCCACGACGGCGCCCGAGACATACGCGGTGCTGTCCTTCCACGAGCGGAGCGCCCGCGAGCTGCGGCGCATGGACCAGCGGTGGATTCGCGGGCTTCCCGAGGGACTGCGGCGCCGACTGGAGCGCGACACGGTGGAGGACATGGTGTTCGGGGACACGCTGGCCGGCTGTTCGTCGTTCACGACGCGCGGGGCGGGCGGCACGCGGTCCTTCTCGTTCAGCGGCGCCCACTTGTCTGAGTTCGCGTTCTACGTGGACCCCGACGAGGTGCTGGCGCAAACGACGGCGGCGGTGGGCGACGGGCCGGTGTGCATTGAGTCGACGGTCAACGCGCCGGGCGACGCGTTCCACCGCTTGATCATGGGCGCGCCGGAGAACGGGTGGGCGCTCTTCACGTACTGGTGGTGGGAGCACGCGGCGTACCGGGATGAGGCGCTTCCTGACGACTTTGAGCGGTCGGAGGAAGAGGAAGAGATGGCCGAGCGCTACGGCCTCGACGACGCGCAGTTGTGGTGGCGCCGGCAGCAGGTCACGACGCTGGGGCTGAGCAAGTTCCGGCGCGAGTACCCGGCGAACATCGACGATGCGTTCCTGGCGCGCGACAGCGGCTTCTTCGACCCGGAGAAGTTGGAGCGGATCGAGGGCATCTGGTTCGACAGCGCGGAGCGCGAGCTGGCGCCGCCTGACGAGGACGACCGCTACGTGATGGGCGTCGACACTTCGGGCGGTTTGGGGCAGGACTACTCGGCGCTGATGGTGGTGAGCCTCGCCACGATGGCGCCGGTGTACATCGAGCGCACCAACACGACGGCGCCGCATGTGTGGGCGCAGCGGGTGGCGCAGGTTGGCTTCCGCTACGGGCAGGCGATGGTGCTGGCGGAGGCGAACAACCACGGGCATGTGGTGCTGCGGGAGTTGGAGCGCCTGGGGTACAAGCGCCTGTGGGCGAGCCGGGAGGGCAAGCCGTGGACCACCAGCATCAAGAGCAAGCTGGAGGCGTACGAGTGTCTGCGTGAGGCGGTGGACGCGGAGTTGATTCCGCAGCTCGACCAGCACACGTTGTCGGAGTTGAAGGCGCTGGAGGTGCGCCGGGTGGCGCCTGAGGCGCCGGTGGGGATGCACGACGACATGGCGATGGCGTGCGCCCTGGCCTACCGGGCGACGCAGGATGGGGCGCGTGCGTTTCGCCGCGAGCAGATGGGCAACTACATGGACGCGCGGTTGACAGAGGCGCGGGCTAAGCGTATCAGGCGGCAGGTTCTGCCTTGGAAGGTGGCGACATGAAGGCATCGCAGTTCGCGGACATCTACGATGCGCACGACCACCGCTGGGAGGACCGGCGCGCGGAGATGCGGCGCCTGCGGAACGCGTACCTGATGCGGTTTTGGGACAAGCGGGAGACGGACCAGCTCCTGATCGAGACGAGCCGGGGCTACGAGCTGATTGAGAGCTACGTGGCGTCGCTGTTCGTGAAGGACCCGGCCGTGGTGGTGAAGCCGGACCTGCGCGGGGCGGGCGACCCCGAGGTGGCGCAGGAGGTGGCGAACGTTTGGCTGCATGGCGTGCGCGCCGTGCTGGAGAACGCGCTGCGGCTGGCGCTGATCTACCCGTTCGCGGCGGTCAAGCTGGGCACGCGCCCGCACCCCGACCCGTTGCAGCGGGTGACGGTGGCGGCGGTGGCGCCGTGGGATGTGATCGTCGACACGACGGCGGAAACCTGGGACATGCAGCGGTTCGTGGCGCACCGGTACTACCTGCCGGTGGAGCACGCGAAGGAGCGCTACGGCGCGAAGAAGTACTCTGAGCGGAGCTTCACGCGGTACATCACAGATGGCGTGGAGGGGCGCGGCGACGGGGCCGGCTACGACCGGGGCGGCGGTCTGGACCAGGCGCCGCCGAGCGAAGAGCACTTCATCCTCGTGGTGGAGGTGTACGACCTTGACGGTGGGACGTTCAAGGTGTGGAGCCCCGACTGGAAGCGCGACCAGTGGCTGTACGATGGGATGCCGCTGGAGGTGGGCGACGGGGGCGCCGATGGAGAGGGCGAGCGGGAGAAGTTCAAGGCGATCCCTTTCCGCACGGTGAGCGGCGTTGTGAAGGTGCCGCTGGTGCCGCTCTACATGAGCACGGAGCCTGACGAGCCGCTGGCTGGGTACTCGGCGCTGCGCCGGGTGTACGACCAGGTGGCGGAAACCAACATCATCCGTACGTTCCAAGCGAACGGCGTGCGCAAGGCGGCGCGGCAGTGGATGGTGGAGAAGGGCGTGCTGGACCCGGAGAGCATGGCGAAGATTGCGCAGGGGCGCGACGGCGAGTTCATCGAGGTGGAGTTGAGCACGGGGCAGACGCTGGCGGGGGCCATCGCGCCGATCCCGCATGTGCCGGTGCCGGTGGAGCTGGAGCGGTATCTGGCCGAGGTCGACGCAGACTTCGGGCGCGGGTCGGTGCTGGCGCCGTTCACGCGGGGCGAGGCGACCAAGGCGAGCGCGACCGAGGTGCAGGCGCTGGCGGCCTACACGGCGTCGGAGATTGGGCGCATGGCGCGGGCGCGCGACGCGTGCATCACGCAAACGGCGCACACGTACCTCGTGATGCTGGCCACCTTGATGGGGGACACGAGCGAGCTGGTGCAGATGCAGGGCAAGGCGTACCAGATGGAGGCGGCGGACTTGCTGGCCGACTTCCAGATCTTCGCGCACGACTTGGGCACCACGCCGATGAGCGAGGCGGTGAGGAAGCAGGAGTTGCTGACGCTGCTGCCGCTGCTGGAGAAGTTGGGCGTGGCGCCGGACAAGCTGCTGGCGATGGTGGCGCGGTCCTTCGACCTTCCGGCCGACATGGT